CTCAGTTGGTTAGAGCATAGCATTCATAATGCTGGGGTCCGGGGTTCAAGTCCCTGCGTAGCCACCAAACAAAACAAGGGTTTACCGAAAGGTAAGCCCTTTTTTGTTTTGGAGTAGTGACTACAGAGTGACTACGCTTCGACTACCGTCAAGGAAGATGACCATGGTTGACGCCGAAACGACCCACCTCCTACACCGATCGACTGATCTCCACGACGCCTTCCATACAATCCTGTCGGAGACAGGAATTTATGACTTAGACAAAGCCGAGGCGTCAATGAGGCTTTGCGTGCTTGCCATGGAACATGCGCAAAGCATCCTGAGCTTATTCGGGCAGGGTAGCAACATATCCGCAATTAGCTTAGTAAGGCTCCAATTCGAGGCTTTGGTTCGAGCTATGTGGGTATGGCAATGCGCCAACGAATCTCAGCTTCAGAAACTCACCATGGCTCTCAGCCCCGAGTCCTTGCAAGCCGCTAAAAACCTGCCCGGCGTTCACGAAATGCTAAGGGCGCTCGAGAAAAGCAAAACACTTCACCCAAACGCCAAAGAAATGCTGCTTGATATAAAAGAAGCACTAATGGCCGAAATGAACTCTTTCATACACGCAGGAATGATGCCCTACGTTCTTTTGAAGATAGGCACACCATTAGTTGTAGTACATAAGACTCTAAAGAACTCAAACGCGATAAGCACGATGACAGCGATGTTGATGTCCATATTAACGGGAGATAAAGACGCAGTGCTCGCGATGAGCAAAATTCAACCGCAGTTCTCGGACTGCCTGCCTCCCCTACTCAAGCCAAGTAATTAGCTTGGGCTAGAGGCGAAAGCTTCACTGCTGTCTGCAAATGATCCGGCGACAAATGTGCGTAGCGCATCGTCATCGCGATCGACGAGTGACCCAAGATTCTTTGCAGGCTGAGAATGTCGCCGCCGGCCATCATGTAATGACTGGCGAAGGTGTGCCGAAGGATGTGTGTCATCTGCCCTGGGGTGTTGAACCCGCATCGCTTATAGGCACTTCGAAACGCAGAGCGGCACGACATGAACAGTCGACCGTTTCCCGGCATGCCCAGTTTTAACGCCAGTTCTTCAACGTCCTTCGGTATCGGCACCGATCTGGACTGGCGGTTTTTGGTCCGGTGGAAATGTGCCTTCCCGCCGTAGATGGCTGATCGAGCAAGCGTTTCGGCTTCATCCCATCTGGCACCAGTGGCCAAGCAGAGCAACGCAACAGGGTACGTATGGTTGTTAGTGGACCGCTTGCACTCTTCAAGCAGCTGGCGGATCTGCGGCAACGAGAGGAATGTCAGCTCCACTTGGTCGGTCTTGATCTGGCGGATGCTGCCAAGCGGGTTTTTACCTACCCACGCGCCAAGCCGTAGCAGCTCCGAAAACACCGCAGACAGGTAGCGCTGTTCATGGTTAACCGTATGCGGCGAAGCGACCTTTAAACGCTGCTGCCGATAACGTGCCCATGCCAATGCATCGAACTGAGAGGCAAGAGGATCACCAAGCCGCTCTGCAATCGCCAGCGTTCTAGCCAAGCGGGTCTTCTCGTCCTTGAGCGTACAACCGTGCAATTGGTGCCAAAGCTTGATCAGATCCGATAGCCGATCATCCAGCGGACGCCCGGTTTCTTTCAGACTGTTGAAGAACTCAGTTTCATAGCGTTGCGCTGCCGCTTTCGTCTGGAAACCTTTCTTGCGGATCCTCCGCCCTGCCCTTCCATTTTCATAGAAGTCTGCGGTCCAGGTTTTTCCGTCCTTTCTCGCCGTCATACAGCACGCCCCCAACGCACGTGCCGCTCTTGCAGCAGGTTTTTGATGTGCTTGTACAGATCGCGCTCGCTCATGTCCTTGGCGGCGTAGTGATCGCGGATAACTGTCCAGCATTCCCATTCGCGCAGCCGGTCGAAGGCTTGTTTAGCGCCCACTCGCTCCCGTGCCAGCAGGCTTACGAAGTTTCCCAGGAACAGCTCGACGTTTTTTCCCGAGAAGCCCCGAGAGGTCTTGTAGTAGCGCTTGTACTCGGTTTCATCCACTAGGGAATCGACGGGGACGTCGACCCGCACGTCATCACGCATCAGGGTCCAGATCGGCTCAAAGTAGCCTGGACGGGCGAGCAATTTGAACTGCCCCAGCCCGTAACGCCACAGACCGTCCAGATGCCCCGCAAAGGTCGCAAAGGAGTCCGTCTCGATGGCTTTGCCTGACTTGGCGTCAATAGATCCGCTAGCAAACTGCTGGATGACCGAATGGTGATAGCGAAGCTCTACACGCCACACGTCTGCGTTGGGATCGTAGTTGTCTGGGTCAGTCGCATCGAAGGAATCCCGACGACGCCAGACGCTTTCCCAGAAGTCGAGCTTATCGGTGGCACGAGCCTGTTCGGTCTTGTTGTAGATACAGAGCTGAACGCCGCTGGCAGAGCCGAACATGGACGTTTCGCCTCGCCCGTAAACGCTCGACTTGGTCGCCCAGTGAATTTCATTGATGCCTGAGATATCCCGGTGCGTCCGAGCCCGGCAATGCAGGCGCGCAACAAGATCCACCGGAGGCTTCCAGCCCTGGAGATCCAACGCCAGATGGACAGCGCACTGGTTGCGTTCACGGTGTGTCATCACGGCTGCGGCGTAGTAGTCCATGCGCTCTTGCAGGCGCTCAGGCGACAGGGCGTCTATCGCGTGCGGCGACACCTCGATTTTCAGGTGCGGCCCAATGTTTTCCAGCTTGGCGTTGAAGTTCTTGATCAGCAGGATGAATCCAAGATCGGCGTTCTGCAGCTTGTACTGGTAGCCCGAGTCCCGCCCTACCCGACCGGCGTGCCAGAACTCCCCGGCGAACTCGACCATAGCGCCCGGCTTCTCGAACAAGGCCATGATTTCGGGGCGGATCAATCCTCGGTACAACTGGCGGACCGTATCGACGCCACAACGCAGCAGCCGAACGCTCGATAGGTCGACTATCCGAGCCGTGCCGGAATCAACGAACAGTCGGCTTTGGAAATCTTCCAAGCCAGTCAGGATGTCGATTCGCTTGAAGTCCTTATTCGCCATTCCGTTTTCCCCTTTACTCTGGATTACTCTGGTTGCTCAGCCGGCTTTATCTGACGTGTTACAGGGACGTCAGCGGCCCGGCGCCGAGCGCGCGCTGCCTCGTACCTCGGCAAACCGCACACGGCGCCGGGTCGCCAAGCCCATCACCACAGGTGCCCCGGTTTGCTGCCACCAACGGACGTAATAGGCCGAGGGACGTACTCCGCCTGGGCAGACGAAACAGGCTGGCTCGGATAGGGTTGAATGCTGGAATTGGTCGCGGCATAGGCATCGCGATCCGGCTTGGCAGGATCGAATGCGCCATCGACGACATAGGACATGCAGGCATCGAACGAGACGACTGCCCTTGTGCCTTGCTGGGTATTGCAGCGGCAGCCTTGGATAGACCCGTCACGGATGCCCACCGCGAACCGGTTGCGGTTGCGGTTTACGAACTCCGAATCGGCCGACGAGACACACGACAGCTTGGGATAGGCCACAGGACGGGTTAGCTCGTCGTACATGGGCGCCGAGCTGGGTACATCGGGCAATCGCGGCACCCGCATTTCGACGTACTGTTCCGCCGTGAGCACGGGAGAAGCACGGCTAGCTCTGTTGTCCGGCGCGAGAGGCTGGCCAAGCTCAGCACCCAATGACGCTTGCGAGGAAGTATGTACCGGCTCCTCTGGCTGCGCGATCCGACGCTCATAGACGCCATAGCCCACGTAGCCAATGAACAGAACGCAGGCTCCGAAGACGAACAAGGCCCGAGGGGGCTTGAACTTCATATGGTGGGACGCGCCTTCCTTGACGGACTCATAGACACCGAAGTATTTCGGGTCGAGCACGATCCTCGTCGCCTCACCATCATTGGAGAAGTCGCGCTTGGGCGTTTCGACGGCCATGCACACCTTCTCAAATTCCCAGCGCTTGATTACTTTGCCTTTGCCACCGCGGACGTAGTGAATGTGCGAGTTGCACAGCTTGCGGAAGTGGTTGTCGAGCAGGCCGGGGTTTTGCGTGATGCAATGCAGCTCATGGCCGTTATGGCGCATGGTTTCGAGCGCGGAGGCGTATTTCGGAACAGCCGAGCCGTTAGGCCTAACCCGGAAGAAGGTTTGCGCCTCATCGATAACGATCATCGCGTTTTCGGGAAGCTCAAACCATTTTTGCGGATCTTCGAACTCTACCCAGGTGGCCTTGAGCGCTTCATGGTCCGGCTTGAAGCCCCGGATATTGTGGTAGTAGACAATGCGGCCCATCTTGGCGGCGCGCAGATCCACTTCCTTGATGGTATTCAGGGTTTTGCCATTACCCTGCAGGCCCGTGCGCAGTACAAACATTAGCCACCCGTCTTGTTCATGAGCGCGAGCGCAGTGATAGAGCCCGTGACCTTATCCATGCCAGCGAGTAGGAGCCGAGCAGTCACGGCGGCGATCATGATGTTGATCGCTACATCGACCTTGGCCATGCCAAGGATCGCCGCCGCCGAGGGGGGAACAGCAGAAAATAGGCCCTGAACTTGGTTCTGCACCGAGTCGATCAGCGCCCCCACGCCGACATAGGTCATGTACGCAAAACCCAGCGTTGCCAGAACCCGAAATGCAAGACCGGCAACAATGGAGCCCAGGAAAGTGGCAAGTATCGGAAGAAGCGCAACAGGCATAAATCACCCCTTGAAGGCGCGGCCAACGTAAACCGCAAAGAAGATGGAGGCCATGACGACCAGCAGCGGGCCTAACGCCGTGGCGAAGCGGCAGATCAGCTCATAGCTCATTTCGAACTGGCGACCCATGACGGTGAAGCGCTCGGGAGCCGGGCAGGACTGCGGTAGCCAGCGCCCCTTGTTCACCGCTTCCATGAATAGGCCGGATACCGGAAGTGTTTCTTCCTTCAGTTCGTAATCAGGGCCGCTAAGCGTTGTTTCGATCTGAGCCTTTTCGAGCGAGCCGTATTGCCACATGCAGACTTGCTCTTTCTGCTTTCGAAGAATCGCGCACTGGACGGCATCACCCTCACAGCTAAGCATTGAGTCACAGGCTTCGCCGCCTACACTGGAGTCCGGCTTTTCCTCTTCGTCCTTGCCGTCGCCGTTACCGTCTCCACCCGAGCCTTCACCGTCACCACCCGAACCATCGCCATCCCCACCGGAACCGTCGCCACCGGAGCCATCCCCGTTGCCGTCTCCGTCGCCCTCTTCGTCTCCACCTTCTCCATCGTCGCCGCCATCGCCGGGATCGGGGTTGTCAGGCGGGGTGTCATCGCAGCCGCCCACCTCGACGTCGGGATCGCAAGGTTTGGGCGGCTCTTTCGAGCAGAAGGTGCCGTTCCAGACGTAGCCGGACGGGCAGTTGTTGTCAGGATCTGGCGACGGCGTGTCATCGGGATTAGTGGTGCCGCCCGGGTTGCCAGGGGCGTTGTAGGTGTCTTCCCCACACTCGAAACCGTTGCCACGGTACTGATACGAGCCAAACACGCCCGAAGGCGTGCCGCTGGTATAGACGTAGATGTTGTTTACGACGTACTGGAAGGTATAAGTGCAGGAGTTGGCGCAAACGGATCCAGGGGGCTCTACTCGGTCAGAGCCATGCACGGATTCGCGTAGTTTGTGTTCGTGGTTGATCGTGGAGCCAACCGTAGACTCGCAACGATTAGGCGCAACGCATTCACCAGTATCAGCGTCATATACAGAGCCAGTAGGACATGAATCGCCGCGCCTTGTCGCGGTGTTGCTCCACTTGCCATACCGCGCCAATTGTCCTTGACTATTTCGGTTCAGACCATAGGTCACACACCCAAAGGAGGTCTCACCTTTATTTATCTCCTGCTCATGCGCCTCATATGCCGGGTTACTACTTACGTAATAGGCATGGTTAGCATTACATGCAGCAACCCCGCTGGGATATTTGGCATTCTGATCAGGAAACCCGACAACCCAATAATAATCCTCAGCACTAACAGGTAAATGCCAGAGCGCGAAAAACAAAAACGCAAAAGTTATACGCTTCATACTCAGACCCGCCCAAAAAACACGAGGTAAAACGCCAGCGAGGTGACTATCAGCACATACAGTTCGTAGTTCATTGGGCGAATCCTTGAAAAAGAAAACCCCGCCGAAGCGGGGTTTATTGCTACGGCACTTGCACAAGTGCAGCGCTCAGTTACAGCGCGCGGCGGATGTACTTGAAAGCAGCAATCGCGATGATTACGCCCAATACCAGCCCAGCAACCGCAACGCCGTCGGTTTGAGCGGCAGCCAGTGCACTTTCCACGCCTTCAGGCAAAGCAGCGAAAGCCGAACCGGCAGCAACAGACATAGCAACAGCAGCGCCGATGCCAACTTTTTTGATGAAGTACTTATTCATAACGTGACCTCGATATCACAGGAGTTTTTTCAGGACGAGGAAACCGAAAACAATGGCGAACAACACCATCACTTCGCCTTGCAGTTCAGAAACCTGTTCCCAGTTCAAAGCGGCACCGGATAGGCCCCGCATTTCATCACCCGTGACGGCGTGAAGAACTCCATTGCATTCGGGCCAGCCCGAACCGCCGTGAATCCAAACACCGTCGCAGGCAATAAAATTCATGCACCGGCCTCAAGGAGGTCGGCGGCTTGTTCGAGCGGTTCGCAGTCGGGGCAGACGGCGAAATGGGGCGGCAGGTTGAGGTCCGGCAGCAGATCGCTTTGCGCGGCGGGCAGCGCCATGAGCTTGCCCATGTCACTGCCGCAGCAGTCGCAGATCACTCGGTCACTGATCAACATGGCCGCCCCTCCCCTTAGTTGGCTTTGGCCGGCTCCGGCTGAGTGCCGGAAGGCTTAGCGGTCTGGTGGGCAGCCGGCTGGGTCGGCTTGGCGGCTTGAGTGGCGGCGGCTTTCACCGGCTCGACGTGCAGGACGATGAACTTGCCGGTGTTCTTGGAGCCGCGCTCGATCTCAGTGGTGACGCGGATCGGCTCCAGCACATCGAGGCCTTCGCAGGCGTACCACACTTCGTCCAGGGCTTCTTCGGAGACATTCATCGACAGGATGGAAATGCCCAGGTCACGCTTGCCGTCCGGCTCGTCACCGACAAACAGCTTCACCAGCTTTACGTTGTCGAACTCGACTTTCTCGGCGCTGAGAAATGCAACTTCCATGATCGAACGTGCCATTTGTGTTTCCTCTCTCTAGTTGCGCTTTATTGCGCGGCTTTGCTTTCTGTAGGCCGAGCGATCCCGAACCGGTGAACTCGCAAGTTCGCCGAGGTGATCTGTTACTTGGCCTACGGGTTAAAAAATCGCGTTGTGCGTGTTCTCTGGTTGGTTAACACCAAGGGCTTTGCCCTTGTCATCCCACTCTCGCCGCCGAGGGCTCGGGAGCGCGGGGCGGTGAAGCTGCCCCACACTCACGAGCGAAGGCTGTTTCTGTTCGTGCAGGGTCAAGGGTGCGCTCCGCCCGTGCTTCCGTTCGCCGGATCGGTGAAGCGTGATCCGACGAGCCGGGAGCGCGGCCCTGGACCTGTTCGGCTTCGGGGGCAGCCGGATTAACGGGCATGCAATCCAGCTGGGCTCCGGCGCGGTGCTCGCTGATCCTCATCCCCAGCCAGGGGAAGCCGAACAGCACCATCGCGAGCAGCGCTATGGGCAGACAAACGCGCCAGAAGAAATCGGCTTGTTCTGCTGTATCAACCATGGCTCACCCCACCAGCTCGAACGGTTCGTGAATGGGGATGTAGGGCGTTGGTCGGCCAGTATCGAGCACAACGCTCCAATACTTCGGCGGTCGGTCGGGTGGCATGTGTTTCGCGCAGGTAAAGGCCGGTTCCACTTTCCACTCCGAGAGCAGAGGCTTCCAAATGCCACCGACGCGGCCCATTTGTAGCGTGCGGATCGGCACCGCAGATGCGGGGCGGCATTGGTCGCAGGGTGTGGACTGGGAGCGAGCGAGTTTGGCCATTTCGCGTCTGGACCAGCAGACAGAGCAGTCGCAGTCCGGTGCGTGAGGAAGCCGGTTGTAGGCGCTCATGGTCGATGGCCTCATTCATCGGCGTAGTCCCCCTGGCAGAACACCGTCTTGCCCCGCTCGATATCGCGGCGG